CGCATAGTGCACTGGGTTATCGCTCGCCACGGGAATATCTACGGCAGCAGGCCAGTAATGGGTTAAGTGATAACAGGTGTCTGGAAATATAGGGGCAAATCCACAGAATTTGCAGCGGTCTTACCACGCACTGTATCTGCTTTTTATCCGCATCCAGTATCACCACCTGCGTGATTACCCTGGCCTGCTCCGGGATAATACCATTCTCATCTGACTCCAGGATGTCTGCCGGCCCCAGTCGCAGTTGTGCTGTAAGTGACTGCCCGTGTTCACGGCCATCATGCTTTCCGCAACCACACAGACGCAGCATAAGTTTTTTTAGTATGTTCATGTCATTCTCCTGTTCTGCCTGTATCACTGCCCACTTCATCCAGCCCCTTAACATCCTGCCACGGCCCGTCACCAAATCTGACCTGCAAATGCTGAAACATCCCCTGAACCTGTGTGGCATCTTTGGGGTCAAGAAAGGTCAGTCCGGTGATGAGCGCACCATCTGTATCCGGGAACCAGCCATGGCTGTTTGTCTCAATAATGCTCATCGGCCCCAGACGAAAACGGATTTGTGTCTCGCCCGGGTCTCCCTTCGGCCCCTGAGGTCCGGTAGCCCCCACCGGACCTGCCGCTCCTGTTTCTCCTTTCGGTCCCTGTGGGCCTGCCGGGCCTGCTGCACCGGTATCTCCCTTTGGCCCCTGTGGACCTGTACTTCCCGTCAGACCGGTCTCTCCCCGTTCACCCCTGTCGCCTTTCGGCCCCTGCGGGCCTGCCGGACCTGTATCTCCTCCCGGTCCCCGTTCGCCGGTTGCCCCGACAGGGCCGGTGTCACCACGCTCTCCCTTATCACCCTTCGGCCCCTGAGGGCCAGCGGGCCCCTGTTCCCCCTTTGGCCCGGGAGGTCCCACCACGGTGGGGACTCGGTTTACGGCCTCTTCCGCCGCTATCCTGCTTTTTTCCGCTGACTGTGCGCTTTCTGCTGACTCCCGGGCTTTTTCTGCTGCGGTCGTTGTATCCCTGGATGCATTACCGGCTGCACTTTCTGCCGTCTTTCTTGACAATTCAGCTTCTGCTGCACTTTGTGATGACTCACTGGCTTTTTGAGCGGCCGCAGAAGCCGAGAACGAGGACGCATCCTCTGACTTCTTTGCAGAGGCTGCACTTTCCGTCGCCTGCCGGGCTGACTCCGATGCATCCCCTGCAGAAGTCTCAGCATTTACTGCACTCTTTTCCGCCTGGCCGGCTGATATACCCGCATTCCTCGCTGACGTCTCTGCCTCTCCGGCATTCTTCTTCGCCTCCTCAGCGTGACGCGCTGCCTCTTCCACCATCAGTTCAAAACGGCGCAGTGCCTCCGGCCGGGCATCCTCCTCCGTCATGGCACCGAGAAAATCATTCAGCGTACCCGGCTGAGAATCTTCATACACGGTGATGGTCCCGGCATGTGACGGCGGAAATCCCTCCACCAACAGAATGACGCTGTACTGACCATACTCGACGTCCATTGTGTAACGCCCGGCGTCATCCGGATTTTCTGAGGCCACCGTGTTCACCACCACCGTGGTACTGTTGCGCCTGGCCTTTAGCTGAATGGTGCAGTTTTGTATCGGCTTACCTGCACCATCTTTCAGCACACCTGAAATCTTTACTGCCATACTCACTCCACAAATAAAAAAGGCGCCATTTCTGGCGCCCGTTATCGGGTTATAAATATTTCAACGGATACTGATGCCGGAAGCCGCTTTTTTGGTCACAATCACCGTACAGTCGGTGATATTGCCTGCCCCCTGATTCCCTTTCTGGAAAATCTTAAACTCCAGAGTGACGCTACCTCGCCCACTCGGCATATCAATAACCGCACTGTAACTACCGGGAATGGCCCCTTTAGTTTCTCTGGATGCAATTAATACGCCGTTTTTGCGAACCTCAAAACCATACCCCGTGTACTTTGTACCTCCCGGATTATCACCACTTCCCGGATCGGTATACGCTATACCATTAAAAATAATGGGCGGAATAATAATCTGGCGGTCAAATTTATGGTCATCGCTGATGGTGACTGTAACCGTCCCGCCTGGTGTTTCCGTATCCCCCCACGTGCCGACTTTTTTCGGGAAGGCTTTTGATACAGTTTTAACGAAGTCTCCCCTGACCTGATTCGCCTCCAGCATGCCCTTAATCGTACAGTTCTCACTTATCGTGACATTGTTGAGCGTCCCGGAGTTCGCATTCACGTTACCGCTGATATCAGCGTTTTTCGCCGTCAGCCGCCCGTCCGGTGTCAGGGAAAATGCCGGAGGATTGCCGCCGCTGGTAATGGTCGGGGCCGTCAGACGCTTCAGGAACACATCGTTCATGAATATCTGATCGCCCTGACCAACAAACATTGGTCTTGTGTTGCCATTTGCAGGATTAATCATCGCAATCCTGTCTGCCGCCAGCAGCACCTGACTCTGCATGCCGTCGGGGGTGTTCTCAATACCGGCACCGATACCAGCGATATAAAGGCGTCCGTCCTGCATCTGCTGCAGCTTCACAGCCCACATGCTGTTCAGGTTATTATTTGTATCAACCTGAACCTTCTGTATCTGCTGAATTGCCGCACTCTGGTCTTCCAGTTTCTTATTGACGGTCTGCGTGATTTCATTGCTGACATCCGTAATGGACGTCCTGATTTCAGCCAGGTCAGGTGCAAGCTGACCGTTATCAATCTGCGTCCACAGCTCCTGAGCCAGATGGGTTTTCCCTATCTCTCCTTTGAAAAAATCCAGATAGCCTGATGCATCATCACTCGGCTGACCGACAGCCTCCACGAATACCGATTTGCCAACGGTGTTCACACTACGGATATAAAAGTAGTAATCAGAACCCGGCTTAATATTGATACTGGCGGCTATCCAGTACATCCCCGTGCCAAGATAGCGCGCGCTGGTTTCAACCTGCCGGATATCGGCAATCCGCTTTTCCGAAAACCAGAACTCAAACTGTACCGTCGGGTCATAAACCGCAAGATGCGGCGTGGCGGTTATCTGAAAATAGCCCGGCGTCAGCTCAATCTGTGACGGCGCTGCCGGTGCGGCAATCCTGAACGATACCGACGCCGGGTCGCCCTGCTGTCCCCACGCATTTACCGCCCGGACGGTCAGCGTGTAACGCCCCAGAGCCAGTTGCCTGAAGCGGTATGTGGTTTCCGTCGTCCGGGCCGTGCTGACCAGCCGCTCACTGCCGTCGTCTGCTGCCACAGTCAGGCGAAGCAGGAAGCTCACGCCCTTCACCACCTTCGGCGTGTCCCATCGCGCCAGCACCTGATATTCCCCGCTGTCTGCCGAGACTTCGGCAGTCAGGTGCTGCACCGCTGGCGGCGTGACACCATTCACCGTGCCGCTCTGGTCGCCGTCAAAGTGCGCCCCGTTATCCACGATGGCTTCTTTTTCCGGTACATGCTGCACGGCAGTGATGGCATACGTGCCGTCATCGTTCTCACGGATACTCACACAGCGGAACAGGCGCTGGCGCAGCGTCGGCAGCTTCAGCCCCCACACGCTGTATTCTGCAACGCCGTCAGGAACCCGGCTCACTTTCACCTGCACGCCGTCGGTGACGGACTGGACCTCCACGCTGACCGGATTGCCACTTCCGTCAACCAGGCTTATCAGCGTGGTACCGGAGGATGGCAGCGTGATTTCACGGTCGAGCGTCAGCGTCCGGGTCTGGCTGTTCACCGCCAGCACGCGCCCGCCGGTGCTGATACCGGCATAGTCATCATCGCAGATTTCAATGACATCGCCCGGTACATGGCGAAGCCCTTCAGCACCCACGCTGAAGTCCACGGTCTGCGTTTCCAGCAGCTCCGTTTTAATCAGCCACAGCCCGGCGCGGTGTGCCTGCCCCCGGCTGGTACAGCCAAAGGCATCCATCTTCGTGACGTTACGACCGTAACGGGCAATGGCCTGCGTGTCCTCCACAAGCTCTGTTGCCGTCTCCCAGCCGTTACCACATTACTGCGGTTTTTTTTTTTCGGCATTATGGCGGTCCTTCAGGGCGCTGAAGCTGTAGCGGAACGGCGCGCCATC